TCTATTCCTGCACCTGCATTAATAGTACCACTATCGGCAGTGATGTTACCGTCGCTGGTTAGACCCAATGGATCAGTAGGATATCTGCCGTCGTCGGTGGTAGGCTTTACGTATAGATAACTGGTATCATATCCAGAGAACGGAACATTTGTTTCCGCTTCACGAATAATTGCATCATTTATTTCTTGATACTTACTGATAATACTGCTAACACTACCCAACGATATGTTACCTGTTCCTGATCCTGGTATGGTTTCGTCAACTTTGATTTGATTAAGTATATCTTTATATTCTTGACTGTCAGTCAACGGATTTATTTTGCAACGCCATAGATGTGGCCACCAAGTTGGACTGAAACCTTCGGAAGCATTATTACAATCACTTATGACATAAAATCTTTTTAATGCAACTGGTAAACTGTCATCTAATGGATTATAATCTTTTAGATGCATTAGTTCTATAACGTCTCCTGGCATTATTTTACGACCCAGACTTGCTATCATATCATTGATATGAAATACAATGAATAACGTGCCGGTCTGTAAAAACATTCCAAATTGACTTAGATCAAAAGTCACGTCTTGCGTTTGATAAATGCCTCGCAGGTTATACACACTGGTATCATATTTTCTATCTCTATTTTCTAGGAAAAATAAATCTTGAATGTTTTGCGCACTTTGATTCATATAACTTGGTTGTGCCGCATCTGTATAAAATTTTAACGTTGTATTAGCTGACAGCGCACTGGTAGTATTGGCACTTAACGTCACTGTGTTAGCAGTTTTCGCAACAACTTTGGTGCCAGTGACTACAGCATTGCCGGCTACAAACATTCCCAAGTTAATGTCAGCCGTACTTGAAAAACTTATTGATGAGCTCGTGCTTGCTTGTGCAGAACTAGTGTTTTTGGAAATATTTTGTTCATTTGGTCCAAGATATTTGTGAACCAAAATTCCGGTGCCGCCTATAGTAAACATTTCGCTCATGCGACGATCAATGAACTTATAATCGTTAGTATGGCGTCCTTCTTTCCAAAGCGATAGTCTAGGCACTTGCTAAATCCTTAATATCTAGTATTTAGTTGACATTAAATACCAAAAATGTTATACTTACTATGTTTAGAATGTGTTGCTGATATTGCAACTTTTTGGAGGAACCATGGCTACAGCACAAAGCGTTAAAGCACCTAAAAAAGCACCCAAGAAAACTCGTGATCCGCTGTTCAGTGACGAAAAGTACACTGGTGGCGAGCCTGTATGGGATACCGAACGTGCTGCTCGAATGAGCCAAGAAGAATTTGACCATTTCTTACGCAAAGCGTTCTTTTACTACAATTACTTTTATACTCAAAAGGACCTTAAAAAATATGTTGTAAACTGGATGAAGGACAAGTATAGTAAAGCAGAAGTTAGTAAATTTATACGTACCGGCGACAGGTCCGTGTCCATGCAGGTATGTAGCCTTGTAAAGGCACATACACAAGGGATGCCTTTGCGTGACAAAGAGCTTAATTATATTAAGGAACAAATTTATATTGCATTAAACAGTGAAGTAGAAGATGAACCAGTGGTAGAGCAAAAGATAGTTGCACCTGCTGCGGTCAAAACTATTCAAGACCGGTTGAATGAAAAAACCAGTGAACATCTTGCATACTTTGAAGGTTTGTACGACGAAGTTGTAGCAGGTGGTACTGTAGATCCTAGAGCATATGACTATCTTGTTGCAAATGCAGTACCGCAAAGCCAAATTAAAAAGTTTGAAGAACTGTTTGGTGCCCGCAAAGCCGAGCTAGGAGCAGCACAAGGTAAAATGTTTGAGGATTTTGTAGAAGCATACAAACATTATAAGACTGCAGACTACAAACGACATTACGAATTTTTAGACGCTATTCTTGATGCACTGGAACAATATCGCGGCGTAAAGAAAGCCACCAAGAAAGCTCGTGTAAAACGTGCTCCTAACAAGGAAAAGCTTGTTAGTAAATTGAAATACATGAAAGAAGAAAAAACGCTGAAGCTGGTTAGTATTAATCCAGTGGACATCATTGGCGCCCAGGAACTATGGTGTTACAATACCAAAACTCGTAAGTTATACAAGTATGTTGCAGACAGTGTGCTAGGACCGTTAGGTATCAAGGGCACTAGCTTAACTGGATTTAATACCACTACGTCTGTAGGCAAAACACTCCGCAAGCCCGAAGAAAAACTCAAGGAGTTTGCAAAAGCCAGCAAAGTGCAATTACGCAAGTTTCTAGATGAAATTAAAGCTACAGAAACCATTGGAAACGGACGTTTGAATTCAGATATAATTCTCCTAAAAGTCCAATAAATATATGGAACAATAGGAATTATGAATGTCGACACCTTTTACTGGCAACGTAACATTAGAGTCTAATTTAACAACACAATTAAGTTTAAAAACCCAAAGTTTATTTTCGGGTAACACTGGTGCCGGCGCCGGTCCTATAGCCTTCAGCGATGATCAAGTCACATTTGATGACCCAGATCTTACTGTTAATTCTAAACGTAAAGAAATCACAGATTATATAAGACTACGACTCGGTGATGGTATGGTCGATGTAGAATTAGATAAAGAGCACTATGAGTTGGCTATAACTCAAGCCTTGATAAAATATAGACAGCGAGCACAAAACGCAGAAGAAGAAAGTTTTGCGTTTTTGGACTTACAACCAGAAGTTCAAGAATATATACTACCTAGGGAAACAATGGTAGTACGTGCGATATACCGTCGGGGTATAGGCTCGGTAACTGGAACCACTGCCAGTCAGTTTGAACCATTTAGTTCAGGGTATCTAAATACCTATATGCTTGTGGCAGGCAGAGTCGGCGGCCTATTGAGTTATGAACTATTTGTAGACTACCAAAAATTATCCATGCGTATGTTTGGTGGGTATATGAATTTTACATGGAATCCAACTAGTAAAAAGTTGACTCTGGTAAGAAAAATGCCCGAAACCGGATATACTTATCATAGAATGAGTTCATTGAGTGCTAGCGGAACTTCAGTGGGATCAATAATTACAATCGTAGTAGAAGATCCATGGTATGATATTGCAGTTGGCAACAAAATTGCAATCAGGGATTGTAAAATAGGTGGATATGATGCAAACTATACCGTACTCACTGTTAGCAATGATTTAAAAACAATCACGGTTGCTGCTGTAAATGTTTTGGCTGCTACTAGTGTTACAGGAAACGATCTTAGACTTACTAAAGTGTTTGGTAATGTAACCGACGCGGTAAAAGAAACAGTGTTACTGTGGGTGTACAATAAAAAGCCAGATGTAATGTTATTCAATGACTCACATGCTTATCCTTGGGTACAGGATTATGCTTACAGTTTTGCAAAACGCATATTAGGAGAAGCTAGAGAAAAATTTGCTAGTATTGCTGGCCCTCAAGGTGGCACACAACTAAATGGAGCCAGTCTAAAGGCAGAAGCACAGGCAGAAATGGCCGAGCTAGAACAGCAGTTAAAAGATTACGTGGATGGATCACAGCCGCTTACTTGGGTAATAGGATAATGAAAATTAAAGAAATCGTTAACGAACAAAAAGGCGAACTTAAAAATAGGCAACGCTTTGCCATGCGCGGGCTAAACAAGTTCACTGATGGCGCCAAATGGAATAGTGATTATACGCTTTATCGTTTAGGGCTAGCACTGGCATCAACCGATGGAAAAACTATACCAGAAGTAGATGAAGAATCGTGGATAGGAAAATGGAAACTAACTGCTCCTTACAGTAAAGAAGAACAAGACATGCTGCATCTTGCTTACAAAGCAGTTAATGCCAGTCATGAAGATATGAACAACGGCGATATGCGTAGTCAAGAAGGACCAACTATTAATAAATCAAGCCCTGTGCCACAAAGGAAAAAGAACAAATATGGTGTTTGATTTGTTTAACAAGTAGTATATAATGCTCCATAAGGAGCATTTTTTATGATCATTGGAATCACAGGGTTTATTGGATCAGGCAAAGACACAGTAGCAAACTATTTGGTAGCCAAACACGGGTT